CACAAACAAATTACCAGCGATAACAAGGCCAGTGAGGGCGCTATAATCATTGGTGCCGGTGAAAGGCTGGAGATTTTGACGACCTGTGCCTGTGGTGGGGTCTTCATTTGCAATCAGGATGCGGCATTGATCTGCGCCAATCCCCTCATTGCCAAATTTGTTGCCCGAAATTGTGGTTCCACGTCCAGAATTGACACCATAGGCATCCGTATTATTCGGGACGATCCAGATGTCTGCCACCGTTGGCGTGCCACCCCAACTGATCAGATCATTATGATGGATCAGGAAAGTAGAGGACAGGCGTGGTCCAATTTTTATGTGATAGGCATTTTGCAAAAAAGCGTTGTGCTCAATAGTGCCATTATCGACATATCCACCCCATGCGATGCCAATCGTGGCCGATCCCGATGCGCCATAAAACACATTGTCGCGCACCCGCAAATAGGGGTGATCAGCAGCATTATTTGCCAATGCGCATTCCGTATATTGATAAAAAAAGCAGTTAGTTACGGACTGCATCAGATTAACATTGTTGCCTGTGTTAGTGAGGAGTAGTGCCCCCTTCCCGCCCACAAACTTGATGCCATCCAACATCAAGCTGTTGACCCGTCCAGTGCATGTCAAGAAATATTGCCCCGCTGGAATACGGATGATCACCGTGCCGGGGATACGCGCCATCAACTTGATGTCGATGTTACCTGCGAGCATCAGCCCCCCGGCATCATAGATCCCAGGCTCGATGAGGACCCCATTGGCATAGGAAGCAAAGTCCCACGTGCCCGTTGGCGCGGCGCTGGCGCTGGCGGCAAGCGCCGCGATGGCGGCGGCATAGCCCGCCTGATCCGCCGCTGCGCTGGTGCCAGTGCCGCGCGCGCCCAGATCCACCGTGGGGATGATCGCGGGGGATTTAAGGCGGTCGGTATAGGTGGCCGTGGGGATAGCCGCGATCTGACTGGAGGCGGTAGAGCTGGTCTTGGTGTAGATCAGGATCTGGCCACCGCTGGCCACGGTAAAGACCTTGCCCACCGCCAGCGCGCCATCGGCCTGCGCGGCGGCGGTGCTGGCATAGAGCGGATAAGGCAGTGTGGCCGCAACAGCCTGCGTATTGGCCAGCGCCGTTTCCGCGCCCGCGCGCGCGGCCTGCGCGGCGGAGACCATCGGTGCGGTCAGATCGGCCAGACGCGCCCGCCATGTCTTGCCGGTTTTAACCACTGGCATGGTTTCGCTGCCATCAATGGCCGTGGGGTCGAGCAGGTCAAGGTTGGTGATTTTCATGGGTTAGGCCCCCTTGCCAATAGCGCGCCAAAACACGCCGACATTGCCGTCATCCGAGGACACGGTGAATTGTGTAGTTGAGAGCACCTCCCCATCGACCTTGTTGCCCGATGTCGCGCCGGTGTTAGGGCTACGCGCGGAGACGGTCAGGGCGACAGACGCCATATCGACAAACGGCTGGGGGAATGTCAGCGGGGATGGGTTATTGGTTTCGCCCGCCGTTACTGCGCCCCATTGCTCAAGGATGCCGTTGGGGCGACGCTCCCAATAGCCGTAGTCGTTCGATCCGCTGATCGATGCGGCCGCATCCTGCGGGGTATAGCCGAGCAGGCCCAAGATAGCCGCTTTGGTAAAGGCCGCAGCATCGAGCGGGGTATAGCCCAAGACGGCTTTTACTGCCGCGCCGGTAAAGCCTGCACTGTCAAAGGGCACATAGCCGAGCAGACCCAAAATCGCCGCTTTGGTAAAGGATGCAGCGGCCAAAGGCGCAAAGCCGATCCACGCCAGCACCGATGCCTTGGCCGTTGACGGGGTAATCGCACGCAAAGCATCCACGCCCTCCTGCGCCTCAATGGTGGTCGCCAGTTCAACCACGCCCTGATTATCGGTGCTGGCAGGAGGGTTCAGGAAATTGGTGTCGCCAAAGGTGATTGCATCGGATTGCCCGCGCGCCATGGCGATATCGAGCACGATATAGGACGCGCTGCCGCTGGTCTTTTGCGCAATCGGCTCGGCCTGACCATAGACCGCAAAGAGCAGGCCGGTGGAAGTATAGAGCGCAAAGCCACGATACCCATAGGCATCGGTGCTATTATCCAGCCCTATCACATGGACCAAATCATCGCCCAGCGTATCGCCTGATACATCCACCCGCTTGATTTCACCGGGCAGCACCTCCAGCGTCGAAGCCACGGTAAAGGTCGCATCGGTCAGGCCGATCTGGCTAATGACCACCGGGCCAATCGTGCCAGCCTGCACATTAACGATGGCGGCAAGGCCGCCTTGCGTCAGTGTCATGATATAGGGGGTCATTTAGGCATACTCCCAGATAGCGCCATCCGCCCCTTCGAGCGGCTCGCCATATTCAGTGGTGATGTTGAGCAGATCAGCCGGATCAGGCTGGGCAATGGGGCCAAGCGATCGAACCATCACCATGCTGCGCCCTGCGACTGTGATCGGCAGGCTGAGGGATGCGCTGGCCTGCTGGCGAAACTCAACCCATGCGCCAGCAGGCTTAGTCCGCTCTATATCGGCCAACAGATTGCGCGCAAATGTGGCGGTGATGCTAGCCGGATCGGCCCCATTGGTGTGCAGGGTCACCACGGTAGTTTTAGGGATGCCGCTGCCCCCCGCCTCCCACCATTCAACCAGCCGCAGCGTGGCATCATATTCGGCCAGCAACAGGTCCATAGACCTGCGCGACCCGCGCCGCTTATGGTTGGGGATTGCCTCGGCTACAGTCTGACGCTGAAGTGCCTCGCTCCATGTTGCGCTCCAGCGATCAACCGCCAAACCCCACGCCAGCCACGGCAATACACTTATAGGTGTATAATTTGCGTGGCCCAATTCTGGCATGGGAATGGTCACATCGCCAAACCGCTCTGTCAGCGATAGCATCCCGCGCCATAGCGGCGTGAGATTGACCCGTAGGAGCCTACTCTCCACGGCCAGCCACCGTCGCGCTAATGCCCGTGCAATAGGCCGCCTGCGTCGCGCTAACGGTCAAGTCAGCCGATAGTGAGGCAAGCTTGGCATTGGCGACACCGCTCACCGTGATGGCCGCATAAGCATTGGCCAGATTGATATCGCGCCCAATCCGTCGCGCGCTGGTCACAAAGCTGGCCGCCCCGGCCTTAGATGCGGCCACCACCACATCGCTGCTGGGGCCATCAAACAGGGTTAGCTCATAATTGAGCGCATAGGGCAGGATTTGTGCCGACTGGACCATGACATGATCGGTCAGCGGGCGCACATCGGCGCTATCAGCCACTGCTGCCTCCACCGCCGCAATTTCCGCCGCCGTGGCTGTGCCATCGCCTTGGCTGGATAGCAGCGAGAGCAGCACGGTGCCCGGCCATGTCGCACCATCGAGGGCGGCGCGCGTTGCCGTGCGAATTTCGGCCGAAACGCCATGCGCGGCTAACGTGGCCTCGATCAGCGCCTTGATGTCATCGGGCTTGGGCGTGGTGACCGATACATCGGCAATCGTGCTGGCCGCGCTTAGCGCAAAAAAGCGATAGGCTGCCGCTGGCCCGGCGACGCTCCAACTGGTGGGGGCCAATTGAATACGGGCGCGATAGGCATCGTCCAGTTCGCCCGACAGGCGCAAAACATCGCGCTCGGCCCCCATCTGGTCCAGCGTGGTGCCGGTGGCATAGGCCAAAAACATCTGCTTGGCCCGCTCATTAAAATCCTGCCGCAGCAGGCTCTCGAAATAGGCGATCACGCCCAAAACCTTCACCGCGACATTGGCTAGATCCTCTGCGCCAAAATCTGGAAAGGCCTCCTGCACCTTGGCAATGCAGCCTGTGCGGATTGCCTCATAGTCGATCTGCTCCACCACATTGGGCAGAGCAAGTTGCGATAAGTCGATGACGGAAGTGCTAGGCATGGCCTCTCTATTGATCCGTCATGCATATCCAGCCATGCGGCCCCATTGTGGCGGGTGGCCTAACAATGTCGGCATATGGAGACGCGCCGCGCGCTGTGGCTTTGTCGGGTCATGAGAACGCCCGAAGACACCGCAATAGA